AGAAGCATCTGTGCGCTTACCATAGATGGCCGCATGCGCTGATGAAGTTGCCCATCCGCTTGTTGTGCTTTGGAAAAATAAACCCTGACCAGAATCAGCCGCCGTACTATTGGCTGTTAAAAACAAATCACCGGACATTCCGTGAATTAAAGCAGCAGGCGAGTTAGTGCCAATACCCACATCATCACTAAACGTCGCCGCTCCCCCATCCGCAACGTTGAATACATTAACTGCTCCATCAAAAAGCTGGAGAATAGCCCCAGTGCCATTTTGTTGAACTACCAAAGCTGGGGAAGTGGTAGTTCCTTGGTCATCGTAAATTAAAGCTAAAGCAGAGCCATCCGTTCTGTCTGTAGTTGTCTGTATTACGCGGAATCCTTCACCTGTGGCGCTGGGGTGGGAGACAACTAAGTTATTTGCAAAAGCCCCAGTAGTACCAGACATAGCCGCAGCCGTAGTGCCACCTATGGTAGTGCCGTCGATGGTGCCTGCGTTGATGTCTATAGTGGAGGGAGAAGTACCCAACTCCACTATAGCGCCACCGCTATCCTCTGTAAACAAACGCTTGTCCGTTACGTTTACAGCTAATTCGCCTTGTACTAAATCACCAGCAGTGGGGATAGCTGTAGTTGTTGAACTGTTCTTTGTAATTATCTTAGTAGCCATTAGTATAATCCACCGTCTAGTGTTCCTGTTATGTTAGCTGCGTTCACTGTGCTTGCTGCTGGAACCCAAGCGGCTCCATCGTATACGTTCATCTCACCGTCTACACTGTTGTAATAGAGAGCGCCTGCCACTAAGGCATCGCCATCGTTATCTAGTGTAGGGTCGCTTGTTTTAACGCCTAAGTATCTATCGTCAAAGCTATCGAGAGCAGAAGCGGCGCTGGCTGCTGAGAGTGCTGCCGCTACTACATCTGCATTAGTTAATACTACGTCAGCATTTGTGGCTACTACGTCAAGCCCTGTCAATACTACGTCTGCATTAGTCAGTACTACGTCAGCGTTAGTGGTGACTACGTCTGCGTTAGTTAGAAGAAGATCTGCCGCTGCTGCCGCTGCTTTAGCGGTTGCGATACCTGCCTGAGTAGTGGCAGTGGTTGCATCTGCATCTGTAGATACTGCATCTGCTGCTGTAGCTATTACATCTGCTGCTGTGAGTAGTACGTCGGCATTCGTAGAGTCTACGTCAGCCCCTGTGAGAACTACATCTGCATTAGTGAGGATAACATCCGCTGCTGTAGAAGCTGCGTCTGCGTTTGTTAAGAGTACATCCGCTGCTGTAGAAGCTGCGTCTGCTGCTGTAAGTACTGTGTCTGCGTCTGTTAATACTAAATCTGCTGCTGTGGCTATTTCACTAGCCGCTGCTGCGTTAGCGGAAGCTAGTGCCTCTGCTGCTTTAAGTGTAGCTATTTGGGCCTGTTCCGCTACATAGCTTGCATAAGCGTCTGTGCTTGCATCCCCAGCGCCACCTGCTCCTCTGTATAACGGCATACTACCCTTCCTTAATAAGTATTAGAAAAGTAAAAGGGGGCCATTGCTGACCCCCGATCACAGGGCTATTAACCGTTTACTGCAAGTACATATCCAGCTTCAGGACGTACAACCTTAGTACCGTAGAGAGTATCTGCGGTATAGAGAGTACCAAGCCATTCCTGCTTGTACTGAGTCTGTGAACGTACACTCTTCTGTACGGCAAGGACTGAAGTGTCCTTATGGAACAACTGAGCACCACGAACGATACCACCAGCAGCATTCTCAACCGCTGTTTCGAGGATAGGACAGTTGCTGGTTACAAAGATGTCAACGCCGTAGAGGTTGCCCAAACGACCATTAACAACAGCACGACCATCTACGAAGTCTGTAGAGACATACCGATCAATACCCATGATTGCGTTACGCAGCGCGGGTGGTACAACAAAAGAACGATTGTCCATAGGGACATCAGCATCATCCATCTGTTGAATCAGTGCGCGGAAACAAGCATCCGTGAATACATCAGCAGTTACTAGAGTATCAACAGCGTAAGCAGTCAAACCAGTAGATGCGTCACAGTACAGTACGTTTGAGTGAACCCAATCAGAACCGTCACCGTCACCGAAAGACTGGCCCAGCAAAAACAGATCAGAGTCTACCTGCTTTGCAAGACCATAGCCAGCATCGCCGGTATAGAATTGACGCAGTGAGGACAATGCCTGTGCTTCGGTGATATCTTCGATAACCCGTGAGTACTCGTAGTGCTTGTCGATAACAACAACTACTTCTGACTCTACGTTACCTTGTACAGTAACAGCTTGATTCTCTACCTTAGCAGCAGCAACGCCACGGGTAGGGGCGGGGATATGGATAGTATCGCCCTTCTTGCCGGTCATAGACATATTCTTAACGCGTGGGGCTAAGACTAGGTTAGTTTGGTAAGCAGCGATAATCTCATCACTCCAGATCTCTGGAATGAAAGTTGCGCCTTCTGTGTTGCCGGTGAAGCCGCCGGTAGCTGGATAAGTTGAAGTAGTCATAATATAGTTCTCTTAATAATAGTTTAGGATTTTACCCTTCCCTCTGCGTAAGCCTTCATGATTTCATCTGAAAGCGAAGCGTAGCGGTCTGGGTCGGTTTTCATTAGTTTAATAATGTCTGCTCGTCGATAGATTTTCCTAGAGGCACTCTCTGTGCTACCAGTGGCATTGCCAGTGGATGCTTGTCTGACTGCCTTGCTTCTAGTCTGTTTCTCAGCAGTTACAGCTTGATTTACTATGCCTTGACGTTCCTTCCAGTTAGTGAAGAGTTCGTCGGCAGCTTCGTAGTCGTACTCCTTGTCTGCTTGATAAAACAACTGAGTCCTGATCTTAGAGCCTTGAACCCACTCACCGAACGATGACGTAGATAAGATATCTGCCATATCGGGGTGTTTCTGCTGTAGGGTCTGTAGAGCATTATTCTTTCTTACTTGCGTATGAAACTGCTCTGCTTGCCTTACTTTAGGGTGGTTATCAATAGCTCTCTGTACTGCCTTCTCAGGGTCAGAGAAAAAATCTACCTCGTCTTCAGGTTCTGCTTCCTGCTGTTGATTGCCGTTACCTGTGGATGTGAGTTGGGTTTGGATGTAACTGTCAACAACTTTTCGTAAGTCTCCAACTTCAGCACTCTGGCGCCCTAAAAGCTTTTCAGCTTCCTGATGCATCCGTACAATATCCTGTACAGACTTGCCTGAGTACTTATCTGGAATGCCTTCTTCTTCTTGAATAGGTTCCTCAGCGAACTGAGCCTGTTCTTGATCGTTGTCTTCTTCTGTATCATCAAAACTTTCATCATCAACAAATGTAGCTGCCATCATTAAACTCCGTACCGTAGCGTATTATGGAGGAATATATTATGGAAGTTCTCAACCTTCTGAGTTTGTCTTCCTTTCGTGTTTGATCTGTTTCTCCCTGTTCTTTGCCCACTTGATGGTAGCGCCGGGGAAATCCCCAGAGATAGCATCTAGCCTGCTCCGAACCGCAGAAACGATCCGCTGTGCTTCTAAGCCACAGGTCTTGCAAGGATGTGCAGTAACGTCCGTAGAGACTAAAGCCTCAGAGACATGATTGTCTGCACATTTGAATTCAAAGAGTCTCTTCACTTAGGACTCTTCCACATCAGTTTCTTCTTGCTGTGTTCTCAGAGTCTCTAGTTGATTCTCTAAGTTCAGCAGGTTAGCCAGTACAAGCAACTGCCCCTTACGGCTGTAAAGGTCTTCAGTGTCTTTTACTGATTCTACTGAGTTGATATGATTAGCGTTAGCAGTCAGATCGTTAATCAAGTACTTCCAACCGTCAGACAGAAATAGCTCTGCCATCGCATTATAGTACTTCTCAAACTCAAACGCTTGTGTATCTTGCTGCATCTGTTTCTCCCAAAGGACAGTTAACTTGAATTATATTCATCTTACAGGGATATTATAACATACTTCCCTTTAAAGGTCAAGTCTTTTTCTTTGTTTCTTTAGGCGCGAGGAAGTCCTTAAC